GCAGGTAACGCATGATATTCTTCTTGTTCTTACCAAAACCCGTAAAAGCTTTACAGGAGTTAGAGTGAATTAAAACTTTTTTCTTCACTGCCGCGATTTAATCTCTTCGTTTTTAGTCAAACGGTAAGCGTAAAGCTCTTGTAGTGCAAACTTGAAAAATTCAAGTAAGCAATAAGCTTCTGACATTTCTACCCCTATCCCAAACTTGTTTGTAGAATTTCTAATGATGCCAAAGGAAAAAGCGTTTGGTCGCCCATTTCTTTCCCACGGTTTAAATGAGATTTGAGTCTTGTTATCCTCGTAAGAATGGTAAGCTTTGAACTCGGTATTTTTTTCAATAGCGTGAATCAAACCTCCAATTTCGACCTCGTTTAATTTAATTGAAATCGAAGCCTCTGGGTTTTTCGAATTTTGAGAGAAAGAACCAGTCTTCTTTTTGTCATCCCAAGAAAACTGCCTAACCGCCCTGACATAAACACAAGGTTCGCCTTTTTGGTTGGCGCTGCCAATATCGCAACTAAAAGCGCAACCAGTATTTCTGGGGTTAGGTTTGTAAAGCTGAACAATCATAAACGATAATATATAGAATAGCTTGTAATTCAATAATTAATGTTTATCGCTGGATTCTATTATCGGCTCTGCGATATTTCTTAAAAGAAACTCTCTGTTATCTCTAATTACTGGTATCTTACAGACCCTATTAAAACTTTGAGAAAAAGAATCAATCAGATTGATGATCACTTCAATCCTAGAAGATTCATAAACGTAAACCTCTTTAAGGTATTGAAGAAGGTAATGGAGAGCTTTCCTCCTTAACTCTAATTCATAGAATTGATTGTACAGATTGTTTTCAGCAGTTAAAGACATTTTTTGAGTAATTTTTTGCAGAAGAGTCTTCTCTATAGGTTTACTCAATCCATAATATAAAGTGATATTAGCTACATCAGAATAAACATGACCCCTGCATCCATACCTAAGATCTTTGAATAAAAAATTGTTCCCCTCAGTAAAAACTGAATTTTTATCAAAATCTCCTATTATATTGCCAGTGTAAATTTTGGGTAAAGCGTGTAATTTGTTTAAGATGTCCGATTTTAATTGGTTAATTATATTTTCGCATTTATCATAATCAGAGTGATTATCTATATAAGACTTTTGGTCTAAGTCGAAAATAGATTTCATATCTTCCTCTTTCATTGAGTCGGATAGTAGGGTTTTGTACAACAATTTATAATTGCCGTTTGAAGCAAAATCACAATAGAAATCAACAAATAAATCTAAATTAGATGATAGGTGAGATCTCCCATAATCAAACAAAGATTCTGACCTGTTGGATTCGCAAATTAAATATGATATTTTATCTCCTACTTTAACAACTCCACTATCGACATATTTTGGAACAGACTTGGACTTGCAAAGCTTTGTGTTTTTTATTTCCCTATTAAATTTTTCGCTTTCATGGTCTAATGAAAATTTTAAATCAAATATATTAGACCCGCTATATATATGGTAGAAATCATAATCCTCTTCAACACATACTAAAGAAATTTTATCTACTTTAATATCGCATTTAGAAAAAGATAAAATCTTTTTGATTATTTTAGTCTCAGTAGCTGTTATCCTACCGCTAGATGGTAAGGTGTATAGCCTGTCCTTAAATATAGAATCGCTTTTCACAATTTATTATAACAAAAACCCGCCCCTTTTAAAGGGACGGGTCTTGCGTTATGGCTACAACCCAATATTACCTATTAAAATCAACGAACTCGACCAAAGTTACGAGAACCTGAACGAACTCCAGCGATGCTGGTTTTCGAAAAACGGCGGGTCCGATTAAAATTGCGATCATAAATCACAATTGTTTGATCTGTTTCAGACTGAAGCTGAGCGTTAAGGGATTCGCCCTGCTTAGTGTAAAGACCGAAGAAACGGCCTTTTGAATTACGAATAGCTTTAAGAACTGACTTACTCATGTTTGTATATTAGTAAACTTTGATGGTCTTGTCAACAACTTTTAGTGATAATTTTTTGTTTTTCTCTTCGCCCATGATAAATGAGGCTAGTGGGAACTGAATTAGCTTCACAACTAGAGCTTTTATGTTCCTAGCATTTAGTTTTTTAGCTTTAATTTCCTCGACTAGAAACTTCTGGATTGCCTTGGGAACAGAAAGATTAATACCTTTGTCGGATAAACGATTTTTAATCTTATTTATTTCTACACCTACAATATTCGCCATAATCTCATCATTTAGCGTATTGAAGATTAGGGTATTTTGTATTCTAGCTATTAGCTCTGGTCGTAGGTATTTACTCAAACTTTCTTTATAAGAATCCTGCTCATTATTTTCGGACATAAAGCCCATTGTGTTTTTTGTCGCTTCTTTGTGGCCAATGTTTGTTGTCATCACAATAATGCATTTTGAGAAGTCAATGCGTCTATTGAAGCTGTCTGAGATGTAGCCTTCGTCGAGTAGATGTAAGAGTAAATCTAGAATTTTGGGATCACATTTCTCAATCTCATCAAACAAAATAACAGAGTTTGGATTGTCTATAACAAATTCACTTAGGATTCCCCCGTCTTCATGGCCAATATAACCAGCATTTGCCCCAAGCAATTTAGAGATACCAGTCTTATCTTGGTATTCACTCATGTTGATTTGAAGGAATGAATTCTTGTTACCAAAAAAGTGTTTAGAAATATTCTTAGCTGTAAATGTCTTGCCAACGCTAGTTGGGCCGACAAACAAGAAGTTAGCCAAAGGTTTATTTGGGTCGTTTAGTCCCACCTTTACAGAAGCGAGGATGTTGTAAATTCTGTCTAAAGCTTCCTCTTGACCAAATATTTCTGACCGCATCTTCTTTTTAAAATTAGAAAAAGATTTGTTACTTTCTCCAATTATTTTTTTAGGTATGCCCGTCTTTTTTTCGAAGACCTCAAGAATATGATTCCTTGAAACTTTTCTTTTCTTGTCTTCTTTGTCTATATAAGAGACTAAATCTTTAATATATTCTTTAATTAATCTTCCTGATTCTTCCTCAGTGTCTGAATCTTTACCCTTTATAGAAAACCTTTCTCTAATATTAGCTAAGTCTTCAGTGGGATAGTCCTGATCAATTTTTGCTTTAGCTCCAACTTGGTCAATAACATCAAAAGCTTTCTCAGGGAACTTCTTATTCGATAAATAGATTTCGCTAAGATCTAATATGTCTTGAATATTTTTTCTTGAGTATTTAACTCTGTGAAAATTTTCATAGTATGAAATACTATTGTCAATCATAAGCTGAGTTTGCTCTTTTGTTGGCTCTTTTACCTCAACTTTATCAAACCTTCTTTTAAGAGCGGGGTCTTTCCCAAAAGACTTTTCGTATTCTTTGAAGGTTGTAGCTCCTATGCATTTAACGTCCCCTCTGGCAAGAGCGGGTTTGAGCATATTTGAAGCATCTATACCGTTCTCGCTGGAGTTACCAGCACCCATCAAGGTGTGAATTTCATCAATAAATAAGATTGCTTCAGGGCGAGATTCGACATCTTTAAGTAAGCCTTTGAATCTCTCCTCAAACTGACCTCTGTATTGAGTGCCAGCTACCATAGATGCCATATCAACGCTGTATACGGTACAAAAACTGATATGGGCTGGAACCTCATCCCTAACTATTTTTTGAGCTAATCCTTCAGCAATTGCCGTTTTACCAACGCCAGAATCTCCCAGTAATACAGCATTACTTTTATTCTTTTTTGACAAAATCTCAATCAAACTATCTATCTCCTCATCCCTTGAGGTTATAGGAGCTTGATTTTCCTCCATAGCTCGATCATTAAGGTTCACGCAGTACTCATCTAAAAATCCAGAAGGCTCGCCCCCCATAGATGTCTTAAGTAGGTCTAAAAACTCTTCTGAAGGCTTAGATTCTAGAGAAAAAACTTCCGATTTAGGGATTGCTAAATTAGCGTCTATAGTCAATTCAAGGAGAACCTCAGACATGCTCAAAACATCGCAAGAATCTGATTCTATAGCCTTACAGAACTGAGACGACAAAATGCAGTAGAGTATATGATCTACCCCAATAAAAAAGTCCTCATTATCGTCAGCGAATGACTTAGCGTCAGATATGACATCATTTAGTTCAGAATGCCAAGCATTTTCGTTTTTAGATCTTAAGAAGTAACTGTCATTTTCAGCGCAGAAACTTTTAAAATCTTTTATATATTCTTTAGACGAGTACTGAATACCTCTGCTCTCAAGCAGAAGTCGAACCCTATCAGAAAGGTTACATAAGCAACCGTAAAATAAGTGAGGTATCCTAATTAGAGCATGGTTATTTGATTTGGCGAAAAGTTTAGCATCCTTTATAGCTTTTTTTGCTTTTGGAGTCAGATTATAATCGGTTAGAGACATCATATATAGTTACGCTTATTTTACCTGAGAAAGCTTCATATAAATCTTATCTTTTAAAGTATTTATTGTATTAGCAAATATTATGTCGTCACCCTTACTTCCTGTGAGTATGACCACATCGTCTTTCTTAGGCAATTTATTACCAGCATCAAGGTAATCTGTCAAGCGTGATTCTCTATTACTATCCATAAATAAAGCATTAATCACGCCTTTTTCGTCATGCAGTTCTAACCTAGCATATTTATTGCCGTTTCTGCTTGTTCTCTTAGTTATGTCGGCTAATACGCCAACACATCTCACTTCAGACCTGTCACCCGCCATCTTCACGGATTCAGAGCATTGGTAATCTTCAGGGTGCTTAAATATATCCCTGATGCTATAAGAGTAACTGTAACCCAAAAGCTTAGTTTCGAAATACCAGTTCGCATACTTAATAGAGTGTTTATTGAGTCTGCAAATCTCCTTGTAAGGCTCCCATTTTTTCTTTAGGGTATTGATTCTGGTATCTCTGAAAATCTTTTTGTTGTCATCTGCAACCATTTCATTAGTTATGACATCATTAATTGAGTCTATTATATTGTAATTATAATTCTCACCTAAAGCTATGAAATTCCTTTTCTCTCTATCTGTTAAGGCATTAAAAACTTGAGCCTCCAAAACCAAATCGGAACGATTACCATCCACAAAAGACTCTAAAAGGCCAGCTTGAATTAAGCTAGATAATACACCGATATTAAGACCAACCTGCTTTGCTACCACAAACACCTCATATTTGTTTGCAAAAGAACCCTCTCTGAAATCTAGGAGGTTAATCAAAACCTTCTCAGAAACGCCCTTGATTGAATTAAGACCATATCTGATGTCCTTACCCTCAATCTTGAAATCAATATCTGACTTGTTGAGATCTGGCGGGAGAAGCATAATATCAAAATTAGCCAACTCCTGAGATATCTTTGCTATCTCTTCATGACTGTTTGGCTCAAACTTAGCGAACCTCAAAAGACTTAAAAAGAATTCTTGTGGATATTTAAATTTTAAATAAACTGTAATAGCTGCCAAATATGCATAACTGATTGAGTGGGATTTGTTGAATGAGTAGTTTGCTGAGTCTTCAGCCACCTTCCACAGAACATCAGCTATAACAGGATCTGGATTTTCAAGCTGGCTAACCTTCTCGCTAATCTTAGCTTTCCAAGCTGGCATTTGATCAATCTTCTTCTTGCCGACAATGCGACGAAGCTGTTCTGAATCATCTAAGCTGAACCCAACCTTCACAGCCATCTTCATTAATTGCTCTTGATAAAGAGGAATGCCCCCTGTGTAGTCTAGAACAGAATCAAAGAACTCATGCACTGATTGGGATTCTCCAGTCTTAGCGTATTCGGCATAGCGATCTTTGAAGTCTAACGCTCCGGGTCTAGCAATAGCTACCACAGCGGAAAGTTGCTCAAGATTTCTTGGCGCAATCTTTTGGCAGACTTTGAAGTTTGTATCCGCTTCGATCTGAAACAAGCCTTGAGGATTTTGCAGATCAGACAAGGCTGTATAAATCAAAGGGTCGTGAGGATCAATATCATTTACATCCAGACCTAATCTCTCACAAACATCATTGACAACTGATAAAGTCCTCAAACCTAGAATGTCAAACTTGACACTCAAGCTGGCAACATCATCCATGTCGTAACCTGAAACTAAAGATCCATCATTAGTCTTTTGTAGGGGCATGATGTCTGACTGTTGATAGTAACAAATAGAAATACCTGAAGGATGCACTCCAGTATTTTTAACTAAACCCTCCAACTTCCTAGCTATTTTAAATGCTTTAGGGTTATTATCTGCATGTTTCTTAAATGACTCGCTCTCTTCGTAAGCGACCTTTAATTTAGCCACCTTTCCAAACTGCTTAGGAATACTATCGCTAATTTGATTTACATCCATCTCCTTAAGTTCAGATACAATTTTACCGCACTCCTTCATGCAGAGCTTGCCGCTAAGTGTATTCAAAGTTAAAATTTTGGACGTTCGCCCTTTATATTTTTTCTCAATGTACTCAACGACTTCACTCCTACGATTATAAGAAATATCGTTGTCAACGTCAGCAAGAAGAGAGCCGTCAAGAAAAATTTCACCATCATGCTGAATTTGTTTTGCTCTACTTCTAGATACGAATCTTTCAAAAAATAAGTCATACTCAATCGGGTCAATGTTTGTTACGCCTAAAAGATACAGGACTAATGAACCTGCCGCAGATCCTCGACCAGCGCCTGTCGGGATATCTTGCTTTTTACAATAGTAAAGTACATCCCAGTTGAGAAGGATATAATCAATAAATCCTAACTCCTCAAAGATCTCAAGCTCCATAATCGTCCGATCATAGTACTCTTTATTATTTGGGAGTTTAGTAATACCCTTCTCTCTCAAACCTTTTCTAGAAAGTTCGTATAGGATCTCTTTGTTTGGGCTACCCTCTTCTAAGCCTAATTCATCTAGAATGTCTTTTGGGACCGCGATCTCTGGAAGCTTTACTCCAGCTGGAAATGGATTTTTGTATCTCATAGCTCTATATTAAATAACTGCTTTCTGAAAATCTTGAAGTTCATCTCGATATCGTATAGCGCATCGTGCAATCTATTCTTATCATGAGGAATGTTGTACTTTTTAAGTAGTGCCGCTTGACCCGTTCGCAAGCCCCGCTGAAAAAAACTGTTCCAACCGTACTGCCAACATATAAAGTTGTCAAAATCAGGCTTATCCTCTTTTGCTATAGCTCTAGCCAAACTAAGAGTATCTATAATTCTGTTCACATAAGAATAATCAGACCCCAAACCCATTAACTTCCTCCAGACATTAATCATATACACATCAAACCCTAAGAGGTTCTGACCGACGATCTTATATTCTGGATTGTAAAGCTCTTTAGAGAAGTCTCCCCAAACCACCTTTGGGTCTTCAGCTTTTGATTTGTAAAAGTCTTTATCAAATCTTGTGATTCTAGCTGCATCTTCAGACATCTTTAAGTCTTCCCACCAAATATACCTATTATTCTTTTCTAAGATTGTATCTCCTTGAGCTATAATCCAAGATACTTGGTATGGTTTTGACTTGATCAAATTCAAGCCTTCAGTTTCTGTATCTAAAACTAGATACTTCTGCTTCTTGTCAAATCTTAATAATTGATCATTCATGACTGTTCAAGGTAACTTTCCAGACAAAACTCTTCGCTTCCAAAATGACTTAAGTTTGGGCTACTAAGGGTTGATTGTTTACCAAAGGATCTATTCGAAAGAATCTTGTATGTTTGGAGAGCTTCGACATCCTTCTTCTCTTTGTAAAGTATAGTCTTCGTCTTGACAACCTTATATTGCTTTCTTTTTACAGCTTCTTCAAGCTTAGCATTAAGCAGGTGGTCGAAAGGAAGAGAGTTGTCTTCGCTCCAGAAGACAGGATTTAATCCTTCTAGATTAGGGATACAGTTTTTTTGGTGAAAATTATTCTCGTAAAGGTAGCTATCGTAGAAAGGAACTACAAAAGATAGGGCTGAACTATCCCAATACTCTTTGAATGCGGTGTAATCTATGCGTCCATCTCCCTCTGTAAAAGCGCAAGAATAAATTTTATTCAACAACTTACATCCTTCATCATTCTTTGCGAAGATAATGTTTTTATGATTAGAGCTTTTGGAATCCTCCTTCATATCATTGCAGAAGGTTAGTCTCAATCCGTAATACAAATTCAAATCGTTATCCAAACAAACTTTAAATGCCTTCATAAAACTTGTAAGGTTATCCTCTACCAGAATAACATCCTTGATGCCATTATCAAGGCACATTTCGATCAGGGAGTCTGAACCACAATCTTCTGACTCGCCTTTGAGAGTCAAGATACTTTTGCCGTACGAGTATGTAGATTTAAATACTGGGATCATTACTCCCTCATTCTACACAACTCTGAACAAAGATCAAGAACAATGAGACGGGCAACCCTTATAATATTGAATTTCGTGGGTGCATCCCTCTGGAACAGCATCCTCCGAAAACTCTTCCTCAAAGCAAGAGCCTACAATTTGGCCATTTGCATTTTTAAAAACGTAATAAAAGAAATCAAACTTCATGGCACAGTGCCACTTTTTTGTTCCATCTTTTTTAAGTTCACCTTTTTGGGTTGCGAAACCACAGAGGAGTCTACCACTAAATGATTTATCTGAAGGGAAGCCTTGGTCTGAAGCCATATTAGCTAGAGCGTCATCTTCAGAGAAGCTATCCAGATACTTTTGAATCTCGGTCAATTGCAATTCAAACCCGAAAAGATCTTCGTCGCTCAGAGGAGCCATTCTCATCACTCCACTTTTTTTTGCGTCTGGATCTAACTCAAATTTTAAGAATAAAAATTCGCTCTGCTTGTTTTCGTATTCTGGATACAGATGTTTTGTAGCTAAGCTGTACATCAAATCCTGCATATTGTCGTCAAGATCTTTACCTTTGAAAACATCTTTGCTAGTCTTGAAGTCTCTAATCAAAGCAAACTTTTGTTTTTTATACAAGAATAGTTTATCAATGAAACCTCTGATTCTGTAAGCTATCTGACCATCATTCTTTACAATATCGAAGTCCTGCTCAGAAAGCTCTTTTGTAGGCTTGTCTAAATCACCACCAAAGAAGTCGTAGTTGAGACCGTTAAAGGTCATCTCTTTGATTAATTGAATATTGTCCTCGTCATCAACTTCTTCGCGACGAGCATGCTTCATTATTAAACGCTCAATAGAAGGCACAGCAAAAACATCTTGAGCCTCCATGATTTTGTCATAGTGAGGCTTTCGTTTTTTTTCTCCTAAGAGTTCGAATATTAAGTGACAGATAGAACCTCTTTTTGCCCCGTCATTGCTGGTATCAGGGAGTTTGAGTTTATACTTACACCAATATAACCAAGAACAACCTTGGGCAGTCTTAATTCTACTCGCGGATAAAGCTGTTTTAGGTTCACTCATTTATTTTTTTGGCCATTTTACTTTCCGTCTTAGTGAATAAGGCTGGGTTCTTAGAGACAAAACTACTAATATAATCTTTTTGCTCTTGTTGGTCTATATGCCTACTAAGCCAGTTATTGATATTATAGCCACTCTGATACATTTCTCCAAAATCATTTCCATTTTGAGGAAGTTTGATGGTGAGATTATCTAAATCAAAATACTTTGCTAGCTTCAGATAGTTCTTAATCGAAGCTATCAACCCTCTATTCTGTGACGATTTAGAATCATTATTAGTTGAAATGTAAATATTATCTAGGACTTTGCTAGACAAATAATTAATAATATTAGAGCTAGCTGAAAGCCCAAACAAAACTAAGACGTTTTTAACACCTTGATCATATAAAGCCATTGCATCACCTATACTCTCAACCAAGATAACTTGACTCAGACGGTCAATTTCTGCACCACACTCATTCTCTTGAATGCATGCAGGGTACACCCAAGTATTCTTTTTGCCGATATGCTTCCATTTAGGAAAATCATTATGATCGTCTATCTTCCGACCAGAGAAACCAATAATATGATTGTCTTGGTTGTAGATGGGGAAGACCATCCTGCGATACATTTTGCCTACTCCAGCCAAGCCAACTTTAAAAGCTTTTTGAGTCTCCTCTGAGATACCACGATCTTTGTAAAACTTATAATTTGGGAAAAGTTTGTCTAAGCAATCTTCTGGATAAATTTGTTCCATTTCTATTCTGTCTACTTTTTGGGCGACATAAACTTTATCGCTTTTTATTTTTTTTAAAGTTTCAGAGACCTTATGGTCATCTCCCACAGTCATTCGAACTAAAGCATCAAAAGGTAAAGATCCTTTAGGTTCTACAAAGTCCATCCAGACTCCTGTATTTTTATAAATTTTTAAAGCGGTAGCATTGTCCCCATTACGATATAAAGCTTGTGATCTCCAGTGATCACCGCAATCAATAAGTTTGTAGCCTATTGAACTTAAAACCTTCTCAAACTCTTCAGAAGGAACCAAGTTCTGGGATGTCGTCTCTGTCTTGCCTTGCTGGTGCATCTGGTATACTGTCATCTAATTGTGGATCTCCATTTTGTACAGCGACAATATCTCTCAAGTCGCCACACTCCGTAATATTAAAATTATTGAAGTCTAAATTGATAAAGTTCTTTCTTAGAGAATCTTCAACTTGAACTGGTTCAATAGCCCCAGCTATATCTCTACCTAAACTTCTATACTTGACACTGATCATCTTATGAGTGCCAAAACGCTGCCCCTCCAATTGTATCTCGTCCTCAGTCTTACGCCTAATGATGAACATGTGGGAACAAAACTGTGTGATTCGATCAGAGAGCGATACAATGCTCTCGTCATCAATAATGTTTTGAGAGTTTCTGTTTGTTGTGATACCGCTCCTGTTTGACTGAACAGAAGTGATCATTGGGATAACTGGGTCTCCATTTTCAAGAACTTCCTTCTGGATACACCTTTTAAACTTGTCTACCATCTCACCAACAACCTGCCACTCATTCTTGTTGCCTGTAGAGTCGTTAGTTGTTTTAATATAATCGAAAGAGAAAACCATTTTGTTTCCTCTGCCAACAGTTGAATAGTAAAATCTTTTAAGGGTGTTAATCATTACATCAACATCCATCCCACCCACATTGTAGTAATAAAATTTTAATTTACTTATTTTTGGCCATACAGATCTAACTTTATTAACCACATCCTGTCCAGCTTGTCTCCACTTGCCACTTTCAAGAAGATGCATTGGGACTCCAGAGTGAGCTGCACACTGGCGCATAATCAGTTCCTCTTTGCTCATTTCGCCATTATCAAAATGCAAAACTGGAACATCGTATTTTAGTGCGACCTTAGTCGCGTAATCCATACAGAACTGAGTCTTGCCAACTCCAGAACGAGCAACAATGACGGTGATATTGCCCGGACGTAAAAGAGAACCGTAAATATCATTTACTTTATCATGCGGTCCCATCATTCCAAACTCTTCGATTGGATTATTGCCTCGCTCCTCGATCATATGCTCCATATCTTCATAGATATTTTCAGGAATATCGCTTCCAATATCAAACAGGTTAATCTTAGAGTTGTAAATCTGATCGGCTGTTTCAACAATCTCTCTATAAGTGGACTCTGGAGCCATCCCCTTCATCTTCTTTGAGATTAACTCTGAAGACTCTACGATCTCTCTTCTAATGGAGAACTTCTTAAGCTCCTTTGCCGTTTTGATCAGATTCCCTGAAGGGACAGATCGCATAGCAAGAGACTTAATGTAATCAGCAGCATTGATATTTCCTTCAAAGCTAAGTCCAACTTCATTAACCCTTTGAGCCAAGATAATATTATCTAACTCCTCTCCTGCATCAACAGATTGTTTAATTACCCTGAAAATGGTAGCATGTAAAAAAGAAGCTTCAGAATAAAAATCCTTATGGCTAATGAAATTAGAAATCTCAATAAGGGAGGGTGGGTCTTTTAGTAGTCCAGCTAAAAGCTGTTTTTCTAATTCGTAGCTATAGATCATTAGGTTGTTCGTTTTCTTTTTCTATTCTATCAAGGTACTGACTAAGAGCTTTAGTTAAACCTAATTCGGTTATCGCAGAATCAAATTTGGTATAAATAATTGGATCGCCAGATTCATTTGCCGCAATCATAATGACACCCTTATGCTTATCGGAGTCGCCAGAAATTTCGTATAGTTTCTCCACAAATCCACTTGGGATTGAGAATGCTTCTTCATCTTTGCTCATAGGTAAATATCTTGGTTTTCAAAAAATGACTGATCCACAGTGTCATTTGGGTATATCTCTACCAGTTTTATATCGTTCATCTCGCAGAAGTCGAGCTTTTTTTGATCTCTTTTTAGTTGGTCTAAAAACTTGAATCTGTTCTTATGAAAATGTTTGACGTATTTGGTGTGTTGAGCGCCTTGAACTTCAATCGCTATTTTTTTATTAGCGTTGTAAAAGTCTAATGACAATCGACTGCCAACAACCTTAAACTCTTCAAAAACAACATCGCTACTCCAGTATGGATAGAGGAAATCTTTAACGCTTTTCTGAAACTTACTGCGACTAGAAGCTTCCCAATCTATATGATATTTTCTGGGATTTTTAAGGTTTCTTAATTTGCCGTCTGTAGAGTAAAATTTCATTCTTGACCGCTAAACATTTTCTTAAAATACGCTACTAAATATTGACAGAGGGCTGAGTCATCTTCAATCAAAGAAAATAACTTATTCTCTCCCTGAACTTTTTCAGGAAGCGAAAAGCCTCCTTCAGAAAGGACTTCTCTAAAATCTTCTGTGATCGAAATCCAAGCTCCAGCCTTTTTGATGAACTCCCAAGCTTCAAGAGTTCCAACAACCTCTTTCTCTACCCAGATTGAATTGCCACCAGTTCTTCCATAGCGGATCGGATAAGATATCCGAGTATTAGTTTTTTCGTTTGGAGATTTTTTTACAACTACTTTAGCATAATGCCCAATAGCTGGATTAGTCTTTGGGTCCATCTTTTTGACAGATGGATTAAGTAGTATCTGATCTCCACCGAAGCGAGGCTCAAACTCAATGATCCAGTTGGCGAAGTGGAGTAGAGCATTGCCACCTGTCGCAGTTGTCTGGCGAACAGGAGCTTTTGAGTATGGGTCTAGCTTAATATCTGCTCTAACCTGAGAAACAAAGATTGCCATATGGCCCCTTTTCCCAAGAGCTATTGACATTTTCTTCATAAATGTAGCTGCAATGTTTGCTCCTCCAGCTACTTGAACAGCATCTTCAAATGTTTTTGCGTTATCAGCTTTCTTGATTAATCCATCAACAGAGTCTAGCACAAAGCAATATTTATTTTTCTCGTCATTTGAGGATACTAGCTGACGCATTAAATCTACTACAGTCTCGTAAATATTAGACTCAAACACAAAGCATGTGCCTTCTTCCCACTCTTCATGATTGAAAACAAACTTAACTCCGCACCTCTTAATCATTTCGTCAGAAAGCCTACCTTCCGCTTTGAAGTAAACTCCTTTTGATTTAGGCATCTTTAAGAAGTTCTTCATTACCTCCAAAGAAGCTGAAGTCTTCCCCCCTTCATTCATTCCGACAAACCTATGCAATCCGGGGCCGAAGCCTCCATCAAGATGATGATCGAACTCCAGAGATCCACTTGACACTCTGTAGTTCACTTGCTCTTCATAGTTGAAGTGATCCTCTTTATTGTTCTTCAAAAAATTGCCAACTAGATTTTTGGAGTCTATTGTCCCTGCTGTTTTTTTATTAGCCATATTATTCTTCTTCTAAAAAGTCTTTTACTGTTCTCTTCTTTCTCTTGATAAATCGATCCTCGCCGCTTTTTTCACCTAGATTATATTCGGGGTATCGAGACTTGTCTGTCACATAATTAAACTCTCTGAACCTCCTGTCAAGCTTCTCCTTAACTTTTGAATGTTTAAAGTAAGCTAAGGATTCAAATCTCCTACCGAGGTTGACCACATTCATGAATTCAAGTGAATAGAGATCCACTAAATCATTCAGCATCTTCATCTCCCTAGCATAAAAAAACCTTTTATTGTTTTTGGGGTCTTCAACTAGCCTTTTTAAGATGTCTATTTTGCTTATCTTGGGTTTGGCAGTCTTAGGTTTTGCCTTTTTAGATTCGCCAACTTTCTTTTTTGTAAAGATGTGACCACAACCACAACAAGATGCCCTAGTTGCGACAAAATCTTCGCAGCTAGGGCATTGCTTTTTACCTCTTGGCATAAAGTTATCCTAACATAGATCAATATCGTTTGCAACCATTTTCCTCACCAAACCTAAAAAATCTGTTTTTGGCTTCCAACCTAATTCTTTTCTAGCTAAATCAGAATCCCCCAAAAGAAGCTCAACTTCAGCGGGGCGATAAAAGTCTGTATTGATCTGCACTAGAATCTTATCTTCGTGGTAATATTTCTCATTGACCCCATGACCATCCCAACGACACTTCTCGGAACCAAAGCCAGCAAAATTAAACGCTTCCTCTACAAACTCCCGAATAGTGTGAGTTTCATTTGAAGAAAGAACATATTCTTTAGGTTTTTCTTGATTAAGCATTAACCAAATACCTTCGACGAAATCTTCAGCGTCACTCCAATCTCGCATGGCATCTACGTTGCCCAATTCTAGAGGTTTGAACTCACCGCTAGC